AGCATGTCGCTTGAGGTGTGGCGTGAATGGCTGGCTGGGCACGTCAACAGTCTGAATGCCTATCACCCAATCTACCGCCTGGCCAAGGCATACGGCCTGATCCAGGAGACAGGTGAGCCGGTCGTCTTCTACTTCGAGAAGTTCGGACATAGACAGGCATAGCCACCCATCGCCATCCACTGTACGCATATACAGCAATCTGGAAAATGTAGGCTCAACCTACCCGGATTGCATATGCCCTACCAGCCCCCACAATTCCGCCCGCCGCGCCGGCATGAACTGGCTGGCCTGAAGTACTACCGCACCGCGTCAGCTTACAACTGGCTCGGCGTAGCTATGGCCCATCCGACACGCGCCATTGAGCTTCTGATGGAGCAGTGCGAGCCAGACGTGCTCTCGCCGATGTTCGAGATTGAGATCGACGCGATCCTGCGCCAGGCCGACGAGTACGCGAAAACCGGACAGGTGCTAGAGCGCGAGCAACTGCGCGAAATGCTCATGCACCTGATCTCGAAGGCCGCGGGCGAATAACCCCAACGAACCAAACCGCATCCGACACACGGAGGACCAACCGTGGACAACGAAAACGAAACCCTGGTCGCGCTGCTGGTCATCGCGCTGATCGTCTTCGGCATCTTCCGGATAGTCGGGGACTTCCAGGACCTATACGAGCAGACAGAACAGAAAGGACAGGAGTTGAGCAGATGGAGCAAGCAGTGAACAGGCGAGAGGTGACATTCCTCTCCGCAGTGGATGCCAGCAGGATAGAGACGCCTAGCAACGTCATCAGCATCGGCAGCAAGGGTGATTGGTACGCCTTTGCCTGCGATCACAAGCGCGTTCTGCGGCTGGAGTTTGATGATGTAGACGGATACCTGGGAAGCGATGGTTTTCGGGTGTTCAGCCACATTGACGCCAAGAAGATCCACGACTTCGTGAACGAGTGCGGCGACGAGGCGATCATCGTTCACTGCCAAGCAGGCATGAGCCGATCCGCCGCGGTCGCCAAGTTCCTGGCCGACAAGCGCGGCTACACGTTGAACCTGTCGAAGCCTTGCCTTGGAACCACGCAATTCTACAACCGCCACGTCTACGGAACGTTGAACCTCAACGACGCCGAAAGCATGAGCGCCTATTACGCAGAGATGGAGCTAGCCGACCGGCTGCGCGGCCATCCAAAGGAGTCCTGACCGTGCCTGACATGAGAGAAGAGTTTGAAGCATGGTGGAATTTGCCGGCGCAATCGGAACTTCGCAAATCCTGCGCAAGGGGATGGGCCGAGCTCATCTGGAAAGCCAGCCGCGCGGCTCTGAGGGTGGAGTTGCCGCCGACGATCACCGCCGAAGAGGTTGTTGAGCATTTCAACATCGACGAGGAAGGCATCGACATGGCCGCTGGTATTGCGCACATGGTGAACGGGGCCATCGCCGCATGCGCTGCCTTCATCAAGCAAGCCGGAATCGAGGTGAAGTGAATGAGCGACTATCGAGTTTGGTGCCCTGATTACGGCCAGGAAGAAGAAGACGCGATGCACATCCGCGATTCGTACGACCATGCCGCCGCAGCATGTGACTGGGCCGAGCAATATGAGCGGAGAAATGCTGACTACAACATCGCCGACGGCGGGTGCGTGACAGTAATGGTCCGTCGCCTCGGAGGGGATGCGCAAACCTTCGCGGTATCTGGATATGCACGGCCAACCTATTCCGCAACCGCTATCTAGGAGCAACCATGAGCCGACTGACCGCTGAGCAAGCGCGTGATATAGCTCGCGAACAAGACCCTGCGTTCGCCGTAGATACCATCCTTGCAGGCATCGCAAAAGCAGCCGCCGAAGGCAAGTACGTGTACACCACCCGTGACTATGGGTTCGGCACCAGCACCTACTGCAACGAATGCGATTACCCGAAGCTCTGCATCGCGATCCTGAAGGAACTGCGCGGACTCGGTTACGTCTGCGCTGTGCGAGCCGAAGAACGCCAGTTCGTTGACCTGTGGCTCGAAGTGAAATGGGGAGAAAAGACATGACCGACCACGCAGAGCTGCGGAGGCTGGCTAAGCGGGCTGATGCCTTGCATGGAACGCCGAGCCTTGAACACGTATTCGCCATAACCAAGTTTCGGGAAGCTGTCGAGCCGAAAGCCATCCTCGCCCTGCTGGACGAGATCGACGGGCTTCGCTCCAGGCTGGAGATAGACGAACGCACGCCTCACGATGGAATCGCCTGCCGGGACGAGACGATCAAGGTGCTGGACGAGAAATGCGACAGGCTCAAGGCGGAGAACGAGGCGGTTCTCGCCGCGAATCGCGACTGCATCGACTGGTTCAACCAGATCAAGACAGAGTATGACGAATGCGCAAGCACCATCCCCGGCGTCTACTACATGGACCCTCCAGACGGTGGGGACGTGAGCGTACCCGAGCAACTGCGTCGAATGGCAAGGGATGCCGCGCGCTACCGGTGGCTGCGAGAGCGAGACCTCGAAACGATCAGACAAGGCGGCGTATTCGCCGGGATGACACCGGAGAACATCGTACTCAACCAGGAAGACCTAGACGCTGCAATCGACGCAGCCCTGGAAGGAGAAACGCAATGAACGACCGCGAGCTACTCGAACTGGCGGCGCGGGCGGCGGGGTATCAGTTTTCATACTCGTACCGGTCCCTCTCCAGCCCGGCGGTACCGGTAATCCTGGCTGAGACTGGACGGTGGAGAAAGTGGGACCCGCGACACGATGACGGCGATGCGCTGAGACTTGCAGTCTTGCTTAACCTGGAAATCCACAGTCCACAGAGTGATCCAACAGTCATGTTTAGGACCGCCGAGCATGATGTCTTCTATCAGGATACATGCATTCGACTAGCCATCCTGCGCGCCGCCGCCGAGATCGGCAAGTCTATGGGAGGTGGGGAGTGAGCGACGCACCCATTGAACCCCATGAATACCTCTACGGCGTGAAGGTCGTCCAGATCGAGGACTTGAGGGTGGCGCGTGGACTTACCCGCCGCCCCGTTTCGTCCTGCCGTCACCGGAAGATGGTCTACGACGACAAGGAGCGCCGCATCTGGTGCAGCGATTGTGAAACGGAGGTCGAGCCGTTCGATGCCTTCATGCACCTGGTGCAGGTATTCGACGGCGGCTTGAAGGACTTGAACAGGCGCCGCCGAGAGTTGCATGAGGCAGAGCAGTTTGCAATCCGCAGCCGTGCGGCCAAGGTGATCGACGAAGCGTGGCGCAGCACGAAGATGGCTCCGCTTTGCCCGCACTGCAACGAGGCGCTTCTCCCGGAGGACGTTGTAAAGGGAGTTGCCACGGCGTCCAAGCAACTGATCATCGCTCGCCGCAACAAGCAGAAACAACCGAAGTAGCCCAGCCGGGCCCACTAGGGCCTCTTCCTGAGGCCCGCCCGGCTGGGCGTTCAAATCCTACCAGAAGGCCTGACCGAGCAGTTAACCCCCCATATTGCCCGATGCGGGCGCCCTGTCCGGCCAAGCCTCCACGAATTCTACCCGCCAACCCGATGCCGTTGATCGGCCAAGGTCTCGCTATGTCTTTGATTTCAGTTGAGGCGGCCGCCGGCATTCTCGGCGTGAGCCGCAGGACAGCGTACCGCTACGCGGACGAAAAGCTGATCCCGGTGGTCAGGTTCAAAAAGACAATCCGGGTTCACAAGGAAAAGCTCGAACAGATGCTTGAAGAGGAAGCCGCTGCTAGCATGCGCGACGCGGTCGGCGTACCGGAGGAAGTATGCCGTACAAGAGAAACGACTCCGCCTACTGGTGGATCTCTTTCAAATCAGCAACAGGAAAGCTTGTTAGACGCTCTTCTGGAACTGCCGACTACTCGGCGGCGAAAGCACTAGAGCAACAGGAGCGCGCGAAAGCGTGGAAGGAAAAGGAAATGGGCGTGAATCCGCCCAGGACCTTTGAGGAGGTGATCATTCCGTACCTGCAGCACGCTCGCCAGCATCAGCGCAGCTACGAAACGACCGTGCACCGCATAAAGCCGCTGCGCGAGTATTTTGCCGGACGCGTGGTCAACGATCTAGGGGGCCAGGACATACGGGGATACGGTTCGCACAGATTGGATGCCGGCGCATCCCCGGCAACCATTAACCGCGAACTCGCTGCCCTCTCCGCGGCTATCAACCACTGCAACACCGAACTGGAGTGGGCCCTCCCGAATCCCGTTAAGGGACGGAAGATGCGCGAGGCAGAGGGGCGTGATCGTTGGCTGACAAGGGCAGAGGTCGAGGCCCTGTGCCGAGCCGCGCGCGGGCAGAAGTTTGGCCCGATGCTGGAGGACTTTATCCGCCTGGCCGTCAACACAGGGTGCCGGCGGGAAGAGATGCTCGGCCTTGAGTGGCGCAGAGTGGATTTTGCCAACCGCCTGATCTATCTGGAGGCTGGCCACACGAAGGCAGGAAAGCGCCGTAGCATCCCGATCAACGAAGGAGCGATGGCAGCACTAAAGCGACGAATGGCATTCAGGTCCGAGACAAGCCCGGAATGCCCATGGGTTTTTGCGCGCGCCAATGGTGATCGAGTGGTATCGCTATCGGCCGGCTTCAAGCAGGCCTGCCAGGCAGCGAAGATTGTGGACTTTACGATTCACGACTTGCGCCACACCTGCGCGGCATGGCTGGTAAGCGCCGGCGTTCCGTTGGCGGATGTCCGGGACCTGCTCGGACACTCGACGGTCGCGATGACTGAGCGATATGCCCATCTTGCTCCGGCCAGGGTAAGGGATGCGGTTGGGGTTCTTGATCAAGTCCGTGAAAGTCGCGTTTCACGTTCTGTTCACGATGATAATCCAGCGCACCTACATGGAGGGCCGCTGAAGCTCGTAAACACTTGATTTAGAAGGTGGTGCGGACGGAGAGACTCGAACTCTCACGCCTTGCGGCGCTGGAACCTAAATCCAGTGTGTCTACCAATTCCACCACGTCCGCGGGACACTGCTTGGAAATGAAAACGCCAGGCCTCGGGCCTGGCGCTTCGGAACATGGGGTGGACGATGGGAATCGAACCCACGACACCAGGAGCCACAATCCTGTGCTCTACCAACTGAGCTACGCCCACCATATTACGACTTGCGGTAAAACATCGCCTGCTTCTTGCCGATTCGCCGAATGGCGCACCCGGCAGGACTCGAACCTGCGACCATCCGCTTAGAAGGCGGATGCTCTATCCAGCTGAGCTACGGGCGCTTTATTCATCTGCATTCAATGCTGAGCGCAAACTTTAAGCTCTGGCAATCACAAAGTCAGCAACCGACTTGCATTACCTCTTACCCTGCGTCCGGCTGTGCTCGGCAAGCGGGGCGCATGTTATACAGGGGACGAAAGGCCGTCAACGGGTTTTTTAAAAAAATTCAGCTATATAAAGGAGTTACGGCAAATCCGCGGGTCGCCTCCTTTGCCCCGGGCGGCGTCCATGCGAAAATGCGCGTCCTTTTTCCACCCGATTCGATGGTTACCCTTCCGACATGACCGCACAACTGATCGACGGCAAAGCGATCGCCGCCAACCTTCGCCAGCAGATAGCCCAACGCGTGACCGAGCGCCGCCAGCAAGGCCTGCGCGTTCCCGGCCTGGCGGTGATCCTGGTCGGCACCGATCCGGCCTCTCAGGTCTATGTGGCGCACAAGCGCAAGGACTGCGAGGAAGTCGGCTTTCTCTCCCAGGCCTACGATCTTCCCGCCGAAACCAGCCAGGACGACCTGCTGGCCCTGATCGACCGCCTGAACGACGATCCCGCCATCGACGGCATCCTGGTCCAGCTACCCCTGCCCGCCCACCTGGACGCCTCCCTGCTGCTGGAGCGTATCCACCCGGACAAGGACGTGGACGGTTTCCATCCCTACAACATCGGCCGCCTGGCCCAGCGCATGCCCCTGCTGCGCCCCTGCACCCCGAAAGGCATCATGACCCTGCTCGCCAGCACCGGCGCCGACCTGTACGGCATGGACGCGGTCGTGGTCGGCGCCTCGAACATCGTCGGCCGGCCCATGGCTCTGGAGTTGCTGCTGGGTGGCTGCACCGTCACCGTGACCCACCGCTTCACCCGCGACCTGGCCGACCATGTGTCGCGCGCCGACCTGGTGGTGGTCGCTGCCGGCAAGCCGGGACTTGTCAAGGGCGAGTGGATCAAGGAAGGCGCCATCGTCATCGACGTCGGCATCAACCGCCAGGCCGACGGCCGTCTGGTCGGCGACGTGGAATACGAGGTGGCGGCGCAACGCGCCAGCTGGATCACCCCGGTGCCGGGCGGCGTCGGGCCGATGACCCGCGCCTGCCTGCTGGAAAATACCCTGCACGCCGCCGAACACCTGCACGACTGA